GGCTACAGCTCCTGGTACAATTGTTGATTATACACTAGAGGGATTTACCCCGACTACCTACAATGGACTCTATCGCGGTATGCATATCAACCCGATTAAGTTTACTGTTCCAATGTCTACTGATCCTGGTCCAGTTAATATTATGGGATTTCTCAGTCGTCGATTAAATATGGTGGCTGGTGTGTTTAAAACATCTACACTGGTATATCGAAATGGTGCCTTTGAGGTTGATCCATAATGGGTAAATATGACTCACATAAACATCACTTTCAAGCGCGCCTTAATCAATGGCAGCGAAACCAGAGTAATAATCATCGTGAACAACAAACGAAAGCGATGCCTGTTCATGTAGTTGAAGTGGCAAAGGACTTTATCAAGGTAGCGTTTGAAACTGCAAATGGAATATTTACACCACCGATCGTTAAAATACCGAAGGGTCATTCTCAATATTCACGTGAGCCTACACAAGTTGGTGATAAAGGCCATGCGGCTCCTGGTGATTATTACCAAGGTGGTGCAACTGGTGATGCTGGTGGTAATACGAATTTTTATCCTCGTAGTAATTTAACATCTTTGGTATTCCATGGTCTTAGTCAAGTAGCTAATCCTTCTCGTATTGTCGATCAGTTGACCCATATGGCTGGTCCTGCTGGGTGGATCGTTAATGCTTTTGTTAAGCAAGCTCAACAACAGAAACAGGGTCAACAAGGTCAACAAGGAACTAGTGGACAACAACAATCAGTTATTCCACGTAATATTCAACATGCACAAGGTCAACGTGCCGCTGCTATGAACGTGCAACGTAGGATAATGGCTAAGGCTCGTGGTGTATCAGTTCAGAGTTTATTGACACCAACAGTGTTGGATACTGCCAATGCTGGGGGTAGTCAGTCTGGGCAAGATCAATCACAACAGCAACAACAAGATAACGATAAAACGAACTTTAGTTTTGATAAAGATGCATTGGCTACTGTGCAATCAAAAGATACAGATCATAACATTACTGTAGATTCAAAAGGAAAAAAGATAACACTTAATGTTCCTGTTGGTGAAAAGGTTTATGTTGGTGGAGACGGTAAGAAGGGACAGTATGCTAGGATTATGACTGAAAAAGGGCCAAGTAAAAACTCATTAGCACGGATCGGATAATGCGTACATATGGCCGAACGCAAGACGTGCTGACAGGAAAGAAAACTTGGTGGCAAGTTAATACTGATGTTAATGGCTTCAATGATTCTGTTTATCTTACCGCGCTTGCACAAGTACTCAAATTAAATTTAGGTGAATCTCCATTCTTCGCTAATTACGGCATACCTGCACATCAATCTGTTGTAACACAAGTATTCCCTAATTATTATATGGCTCGTACTCAACAACAGTTTGCAGGTTTCTTCGCATCATTAATCTTAACCATATTGCCTGATGCTATAGATGACGACGGAAGACCTGCTCCTTCTTATAATATCTCTGTTCTTACTAATTATGGTTCTAGGATTGGTGTTCAGACCCGACCTGGCTATCCTCGTTTTCAACCTATTTAGGGTATCATGGCTGTACTCCCATTAGTTATGACTTCTCAAGGCTTGCAACCGGTATCACCGGCAGACTTGCGGTCGCAGTTAATTTCGCTTGTTGCTGGCACAAACCCAGACTATACAGCGAATCTACCGGGTTCTCTTATCGAAGATATCTCTAGTACCGATGTTTATGCTCTTGTAGAAAGTGATAGTTTCCTCGTCGATCTAGTGAACTCTGTAACACCGTTTGGTGCGAATGCATTTCTGCTTAATCAGCTTGGTATTTTGTATGGAGTTGATACACAACCGATCACTAATACTTCTGTCTATGTTCAGTTTACTGGGCCACCCGGTTATGTTATAGCACAGGGATTTACAGTTTCTGATGGTACATATCAATACGTGTGTCAGCATGGCGGTATCATTGGTGAAGATGGTAACTCGCTCCCTATGTATGCACTTGCAACAGATTCTGGTGCGTGGCCAGTTCAGGCTAATACAGTTGTTCAGTTAGCTTCTTCAGTTCCGTCAAATATTAACCTCACAGTTACTAATCCTGTTTCTGGTATTCCATCTACATCTGGTGAGCCTATCAGCGTATTTCGTGAACGATGCTTCACGGCTGGGCTTGCGGCTAGTACAGGGATGGCGCGGTATCTAAAGACGCTAGTTGGGAATGTACCGGGTGTCCAACAGCGTCTAATTTCAGTACAACAAGAAGGTGATCAGTTTGTTATAATCGTGGGTGGGGGTGATTCATATCAAGTTGCATCTGCTATCTGGCAAGCTGATTTTTATACACCGGGATTATCTGGCGCTACGATAAAAATCGCGGGGGTGTCCAACACCAACCCGGTTGTTATCACTACTGCTAATAATCATAATCTACAAACTGGTGATTTAGAGATTATTGCTGATGTAGTCGGTATGCCGTTTCTTAACAATCAAGTTCTTCCTATTACGGTGCTTGATGCACAAAGATTTAGTGTTCCATTAGATGCAACCATATGGGGACGATATCAATATGGTGGGACAGTAGCTCCAAATCCTATCAACTTATATGTCACCATAACAGATTACCCAGATTCATTTTTAATACCATATGTTAATCCACCGCAAGAGTTAGTCGATATCACGGTAACTTGGATAACAATCTCACCTAATTTTGTTTCACCTGTAGCTATGGCACAAGCGGCTGTTCCAGCTATTGTGGATTATATTAATTCACTGCCAGCAGGCACATCGCCTATTAATTTCAATGTGTTGAATCAAGTATTTCTTCAAGCTGTGGCGGGTGTGCTACAACCAGAGTATATCGTTAATTTGTTATTTCAAGTATCTATTGGTGGTGTGGGTACGTCTCCTGCTCCTGGAACAAATGTAATTTTTGGTGATCCATTCAGTTATTTCTATACTGAAAATGGCCGTGTGACGGTGATAGAAGGATGACATATAAATTCTTATCACCAGGGTTAACTTCGACTGTGTTGACCGGTGGTATATCCATCCAAGTAGCCAATACCAATATGGGAGTGAATGGTGGGTTGATAATCAACCCACTGGATGCAGTAGACCAAAATATTCATATAGCAGAATCGTTGTTTATTAGTCTTATTTCAGATGCTCATTTACAGAATAATTATGATAACGTAGAACTAATGCCGGGAGAATCGTTTATTGTCCCTGCACAATCAAATGTTTGGGTCAATGCTGTTACTTCTGGTCACAAGTTTACTGCCATATTTTCTTCACCATATGAGATTACATACCCTCCGTCATTAGTCCCCGGTCAACCGGGTAGTGGACAAAGTGCTCTTGGTGGCACAGGTGAGTTTCCTCCGGCAGGTGTGACGGGATTAACTACAGTTATTCCATCATACCTATACCAAGAGTATTCTGATGATGATGATCTTCAGGGCTTTGTGCAAGCTCAGAATACAATGCAACAGGATTATGTTGATACATTCAATGCATTAAATTTACCGATATACACTGGTCCTATTGTTCAAAAGGCATTGCTTGATTGGGTGGGACAAGGTGTATATGGAATGGCGCGGCCATCTATTGGCACGGGTCTTCCACTCCAAATAGGACCACTCAATACATGGGCGCTAAATTGGCGACCGTATGATACACCACCGGTTGTGGAAGTATCTGCGGTTAATATGTTGGAGCAGGTATCGGTTGGTGATGTAGTTTTAACAAATGATGATCTTTATCGCCGTATTCTGACATGGCACTTTTATCATGGTGACGGTAATTATTTTAGTACAAGATGGTTAAAGCGTCGTATATGGCGGTTTCTGTTTTGTCCTGATGGCAGAATACGCAATTGGTGGCCTGAAGATGCGTATGGCGATTGGGGCGCTAATGATTTAGGGCAAATTAATGAAGACCAAGATGATTGGAGTATTGCTAATACCGAACAGATTAGTATCTCTATAGGTGTCAACCGCAATATCACTATTCGCTTTGTTTTAGGGAAGCGAACAGTGACAGGCGGTGAAATGATTAATACATTTGGGTGTAATGGATTTGGGCCATTTCTTGGTACAAATGCACCAAATCATAATGTTATTGCATTGAATGAATTAAGATCAACATATGTATCGTACAAACCATTACCGATGATGGCTGAGTTTAAAGAAGCTGTGGATATAGGTGCGTTAGAACTACCCTATCAGTTTAACTACACCGTTCATATCGGTTAGGACATAACATGGCGATACTTTGGAGTAATAATGCTTCTTCTACAATCGCAGGGAGCATAGCTCCATCTACAACTTCTGTTGCACTTGCGGCCGGTACGGGGGTTAAATTTCCATCACCAACTGGTGGTGACTATTTTTGTGCCACATTCTATGATCAGGCAACCAAGACTATAAATGAAATTGTACATGTCACTGCGCGTGTGGGTGACACTTGTACGATTGTTCGTGCCCAAGAGGGTACAACGGCACAGTCTTGGAGTGCTTCGGATATTTTTGCTAATCTGGTAACCGCTGGCACTCTGGCTGCTTTTGTTCAAGCTGGTGTTGGTCCTGCTAATACATCACTTGTTTATGTCGGTACAGATGTTTCTACAACACCGGGGCTTATTGTATGTCCTACTATCCCAGTTCCTGCATCTTATGCAGTGGGGATGTTATTCAATATTAAAGTTAAGAATACAAACCCTGGTCCAGTTCAACTTCAACTAAATGGTATTGCTGCTGTTCCTGCTGTGCGGACAGATGGCAGTCCAATGGTTGGTGGCAATCTTATTTCTAGCCAAGAAATGACTTTTATCTATAATGGTGTTAACTTCAATGCGTTAATTCCTCCAATTCCACAAACACCTCCACAGACCACATTCTATGTTAGAACAGATGGTAATGACAATAACTCTGGGTTTGCTAATACCACAACAGATGCTTTCCGCACTATTTCTGGTGCGATGGCTGTGATAAAACAACGATATATTTCACAAAATACGATTACATTACGTGTGGCTGATGGTTTATATGTAGATGGGTTTGCTGAAAGTGAGGCTTATATTGCTGCGTGGAATATTGTAGGAAATTCAGCAAATCCGGGTAATGTGGTAATAGATGCTTCTCCAACGAGTTCAGGATCGTATATTTCACCTTATTCTTCTGTCGGTCGTAGTTGTTATACGGCAGGGCAGGGAAATATAACAGTAAATGGATTTACTTTTAAATCATACTATGAACAAGCAGTATCTGATGGAGGAATATTAAATGTCTTTAATTGTAATTTCACTGCTCCTACATCAGGTGCTTGTCCACCAATTGCTTCTTATCATGGTTGGATTGGGATTTACGGTAATTGTCAGTATAGTGGTGCAACAAATTCACCAGCTATTTTTCAATGTTCATTATCAGGATTTATGGAATTAGGATATCATGATAATTTAGAGACTGTTAATCTTGTATTTAATATTGCGGGTACTCCAATAATCACAGGTGCGACAGCAATTGCTAGCGGGGCAGGTGCTATTGGGGTTTGGGAACCGGCAGTTGTATTTACAGGTGGTGTTCCTAATTGTCTACAATACTCATGTTCAGCGGGGGGTGGTATTAGCTTTTTAACGGGTGTCACTACAATCTTCCCCGGTACACAACCCGGTATTGTTCAGTCTCCAGGATGGACAGCTTAAGGATAAAATCACATGGCAACTCCTATTTCTGGTCCTGCAGTTATTACATCTGTGACTCCTGGCACAGCGGTCATAGCAATCGCTACGAATCAGGCTGGTGGGTATATTGTTAACCCAACCATAGCTGCTGATCAAGGTCTTGCTACGGCAGAAGTGCTGTATGTAAATCAAGTCACCAATGCCACGCTTCAGGCTAATGGAACGACCATAGCATTACAACCCGGTCAATCATATACAGTTATACCGTATACGACTACTCCAGTAACAGTGAGTGCGCCGAGTGCTTCGCATAAATTCACCGCTGTTCAATGGGCAACATCATGACTGTCGTGGCTAAATTATCGTCGCCAACTCAGCAAACCACCGGTCCTCTTGGGTATGGGCCGGGTGGGCCACTCCCATCTCCATCACCATGGACATTTTATGGATCTTGGCTTTCTTTTAACGGTGGTATCGTTGTTGGAGCCCCGGCCGGTGGTAATCAAGGTCCTGGTACAATCAACGCTATTGCATTCTACATTAATGGAGCCCCATTTGATTTAGGAAACTATCTCCCATTAACCGGTGGAACTGTTGGTGGTCCTTTAACTGTTAATGGAACGTTTACGGTAAACGGTACAGTTAACTTGACTCTTGATCCAGGAACATATTAATGACAAGTATCCTTAAAGTTCTTCGATCTGCTATATTCGGTAATCGCCCGGCTGTTGGTGCTCAGCAAGAAGGTGTGCCATATGTCAATTTTGCTGATAAGCAGTTTGGTGTTGTAGATTCTTCGCAGACTCCTCGAGATTTGGTTGGTGTTCCATTTTTTTCAACAACAGCGAATTATAACGCTGGTCAACCGATTAATTATTTAGGGAATCTATATGTTGCTCTTGTAAATGTGACAGCAGGTGCATGGAATGCGACACAGTGGTCATTGGTTACGTCGAAGCAAATTTTAGATTCTAAAACAGTATATCCTATTCTATCGATTAATGGCTCAATGTCGATAAGTCAGGAACTTGGTACGACTGGAATAACTGGTTTCCGTACTTTCTCCTACATACTAGATGGATTTGGTGCTGGAGCAGGAGGAACTCCGGCAATTACTGCTGCTCAGCAAACGCCATGTGGCGTTCCTGGTTTTGTTTATCAAATGAATGTTCTAATATCTACTGCGGCTGCATCGCTGTCTGCTGGTGATGCTGTATATGCTTGTCAGACTATTGAGGGGACACGCGTTGCACGGCTTGGATGGGGCACTGCGAATGCGCAGCCTATGTCGATAGGATTTTGGGCATATTGCACCATCACCGGAAATATTGCTGTCGCCGTTAGAAATGCTGCCGCTAATCGAAGCTATGTAGTCGATGTGGCGATTACTGCCGCGAATACTTGGCAGTGGTGCACGGTAACTATTCCAGGGGATACTACGGGAACATGGCCAATTGGAACTGTATTAGGATTAGTTGTAAATTGGTGCGTGGCTGCTGGAACAACTTATCGCACCACAGCGAATACATGGCAGGCTGGTAATTTGCTAGGTACGGCAGCAACTATGAATCTTGCTGCATCAACATCAAACTCTTTCAATATTACAGGTGTGATTATTGTTCCTGGCACGGTGCTACCGCCCGCAAGCATGGTTCCATTTGTTTTGCCGACCTATGCTGATGAACTAGTGGCGTGTCAGCGATATCTTAGATATATTGGATATGGTATTCAAGGCCAAGCGGAATCAGCGACGCAACTGATGTTTTCGTACATTATTTACATGCCTATGCGAGTAATACCAACGGTAACGGTGCCTCTACCTTCTGTAAATGTTCGTCGATTTTATACCGGGGGGGATACTAATCTTACTATTTCA